GGTTGCAACAAGGCTTGACCCTAATACTGGTGGTCAGTTGCTCATCTCTGTTCAGCAAGATGAGTGCCGTCAGCCAGGCTAACCATCTACAAAAAGTTATTTGGAAGTTGAAAAGCCCCTCTCCGCCTTGACCTCAAAAGTGTTAAGACAATTCGGACATTTTGACTGTGGTCTTTATCACAAAAAATTATTTCATTTTCCTGCCATTTCGACTTGACTTTCCTGCATTTCTGAGTAAAGTTCTCTATGTAAGAACAAAACGACGAAAGGAAAGACAATGCGAGGACTACCTGATAGTGCGATTTACGGAACTTACAAGCGTCTAAAGCCACGCCGTAGCCGTAGAAGCCGACAGGAACTTACCTTCCTAGAGATAGTGCAGGAACTCCTACACGCTCTCTATGTCTGGAACTTGCGCCGAAAGGCTCGCCGATAGATTTGACAAAATGCAGGAAGATGTAATAAACTTATCCAGTAAGACAAAATGACGAAAGGAAACAAAATGTTCGACAAAGTGCTAGAGGCAGTATTTATGTTCGACACTTCCAAGTGGAAGCAAGAGCGCAAGTATGTAGTGCGCCGTAATGTTGTATTCACTCTAATCGCAATAATCGCGCTCGCCGTGATTTGGACAGTTGCAAAGAACTTGTGGTGGACAGAAAATGGTTATTGCTGGGGCGACATCATTGAGTGTCAGTTTGGGGGCAAGTAATGCGTAAGGGAAGATTTGGTCAAGACCTATCTGAGATTTCAGATAGCGACTTCGCGGACTTCCTATTGAAGTTTGCCTTTATGACAGACGCACAATTAGCAGAGCGTGATGCGCTACCAACAAAAGAAGCACGGAAGGCGTATGTAAGAAACCTTCCTCTCCCGAAGATTGGGGGCTGAAGATGTCAGGGGGTAAAAAAGCTGGCACAACAGCGCCGACTTGGGACGAGTTTGTTGAGTGCACGCCGTATGTTGATGGGAAACCTAGACCTGATTTACTAAGTGACCAAGAAACAATGTGGCAGAACAAGTTTTATGTGGTGTTTAGGAAATACCTAACAGCACACGGAGCAGATGGTCCGATGCACCTCAGCATTAGACATCAACAGCGCAAGGCTATTCGAGATTGGCGTCATTTCCAACGCATCAAGAACGAACTTGCGGGTGCTCAACGAGAAGCAATAGAGATTTTCCCACCTGAAGCATTGTTAGTTGATGGTGCTAATCAGTATCACTTGTTTGTTTTAGCGATGGGAGATACAACGCCTTTTACTTGGAAGACGGGTCGTGCCGTTTCAGGTGAAGATGGTGGAGAAGAGATGGAACAGAAAATGCGTGATATGGGTTTCGACCCAAAGCACACAGTCCAACGACCGAGAGATGGAGAGTAAAAATGAAGAGCCAGCGTTTGGCTGAAGAAGCAGCAAAGATGTATGTAGATGGTTTGGCAGTCGAGGCAGTAGCCCAGAAGTTGGGAGTTGCCTACAGGACAGCACGCAAAGCCATTAGAGCAGGTGGGGTGGAGTTTAGAGACCCATCTCAAAGATTAGTTGGGCGAACTCGCCCAGATAGGAGCGTAGTCAATGCCTAAGAACATTGTTTGGACAGCGTTGATTTCTGCGCTCGCCGTTGTAGGTTCAGTAATCTCTGCGGTATTTGGTGCATCTGATTTAGTGATGGCGTTTGGTGCAACAGCAATTTCGTTTGCCATCTTGAGTGGGAGAGAATAAATGTGGTTATTTACTGATACAGGTTTTGTTAGTGCGGTTGTTTCAAAGGAAGACCGAACTAAGATTTCTGTTCGCGCTCGCGATAAGAAGTCGTTAGAAGGTTTTGTGAAGATGTTCAGGGTAAAAATTGTAGAACTCGAGCATCGTGATTATGAATATCGCATCTACCTGACAAAAGAACAACTGACTCAATGGCTTGCAACCCGAGTTGAGGAGTTGAACTATGACAATTTCAAGACTCAGGTGACAAAGACACGCGGTTATGATTTCGCGGAGCCTCTGCACGGAGTCTGGTATGAGATGTTAGAAGTGTCTGACAAGCGTAAAAAGACCAAAAAGGCAAGCACTTTAGGTTCACGCTGGTATGAGGAAGAATACAGTTACCCTCAGGCGTAGGTGCGTGTCTTGGTTTGACAGCCTTTTCTGCATCTGTGCTATGGTTTTATAGATGAAACGACACATTAGACAAAACGAAGGGCGTCCTAGCCCATTGGTTGCGAGTAACTAGCAACCTGCCCATGTCCCCTAACAAAGGAGAAGCAAATGCGAAACCCTTTATTTCGCCATGCCGAAACTACTACGTTTGGTGTGATAGCAGCAGTGCTAGCAGGAGCAGTCGTATGGAGTGCGGCAGCAAGTGCAGAAACTAATGAAACGAACGCAGGAGCAGCAGCACCCGCTGTTGTATTGGAAGAAGTGCGGCTCATCAATATGGCAGCAGCACGGATAGCTGGAGCTGAGTCCAAAGAGGAGAAGCTCCAAGAGGTAAAAAATCTAAGAACCCAGATGCAGCTTGAGCTGTTCGAAGACCGAACTGTTCCCCTTGCTGCTCTAGAACTGAAGACCTTACTCAGACTCGTTGGGTTTGAGGGTCAAGGCTTGAAGACCGCTTGGGCAGTTGTAATGACTGAGTCCAATGCTCGTCCTAAAGCCCATAACTCAAATACTCGAACAGGCGATAACTCTTACGGGTTGTTCCAAATCAATATGATTGGAGCACTTGGAGATGCACGCATCGAGAAGTTTGAACTCAAGAAGAACGAAGACCTACTCAACCCTGTGACTAACGCGGAGGTTGCTTTCCATATGAGTGGTGCAGGAACTAACTTCTCAGCGTGGAAGGTTACTGGCTATAATAATGGCAGTGAAAGGTTTGAATCTTTCCTTGCTGAATACCCAACCAAAGGATAGTTATGAGTCAAGAACCAGAGCGTTTGTATGAGATGGAAGAGCCTAAGGCGCTCGCAGTTGAGCCTGAAACTCTCCCTGTTGTGATGGCTGAGCCAGCACCTGAGATGGTCAAGGTTGAAGAACCAGTTGCCATCGTAGTTGAGCCTGAAGTTGTTGCGGTTGAAGAACAGATCGCGCCAACTGACAAGAAGACCAGGGGTAAAAAATCCGTGGTCGGATCGCAGATCGCCGATGGAACTTCTGTTTATCTTTCTAAAGTTGTCTTTGAATCTGAGTATGCAAGGAACAGTAACTCTGTTGCTGTGCTTCAGATACGCCTAATCGAACTTGGTTATGCGACTGCTGGAGACGACAAGCAAGGTTGGATTAGTGCGGGAACTGCAAAAGCCCTTGAAGACTTCAAGAGTGATAACGCGGTTGCTTCAGACATCTACTCACAAGAGATGATTGAGGCTGTATTCGCTGGAACTTCAGTTGAGGTTCTCCCATAGTTTAGTTTTTACAGCATCAACGCCCAGTAAATCTGAGAAAATCAGAACGCTGGGCGTTTTTGTTTGGACAACGCAAGGTGCGGGAGAGCTTGGCTGCCTAAATTTTTACCCCGTCAAGCTCTCCTGTGTCTCTGCTGCAAAAGAAAAACCCCCCAGTTTCCTGGAGGGTCTTCTTAAATCTATTAAGTTTTATGCTGTTGCTTGAATTAGAGCGTCTACATCTTGCTTGATTATGTAATACGCTACGGCACAACCACGGCAATACTTCTCTGTTGCTGGGAGCCCTAGTTGAAAAGCGTCTGTGCCTGAGAATACTAGGTCTGTGCTCTCACAGTTTGGAACTTTGCACTTCATTTGTTTCCCTTTCGTCGTTTGTTTCTATAAGGCGTTTGCCTTATAGGTAGAACTTTAACACCTTCCTGCACTTTGTCAAGCGACACGCCTACTCGACATTTCTTTCAATGTCTCTAGTTGCCCCACAAGTTGGACACTTCCACTCGTAGTATTCGGTGTCGTGTGACAATTCGATTTCGACATCTGCTTCGACATCTTCAACCTCAAACATCTTGCACTCTTCGTTATAGCAAGCCTCTGCACGAACATCACTCCACTCGTGCTGAGCCCCTGAGATTTGGTATTCGTTTCCTGTAACACCTGCGGGATAGTTGCTTGACATTTGTTTTCCTTTCGTCGTTTGCCTCTAAGTAGAACAATAGCACCTTCCTGCACTATTGCAAGTCGAATCGCTGTTTATTACATCACATTTTGATAACAAAAAACCCCCCCTAGAAAGGGAGGGAGGGTCTTTCGTTCGAGTTATCTAGGAGGCAACCAGTAACTCGCGGACTCGTTGTTCGGTGTCTTTAGCCAGAGCCAGAGTCTCACCCTCTTCCCCTGTGCCACCTGTGAGGACGACATCGCCAACGATAAAGTCAGAGCCTACCCAGAAAGTCTTGTCCCAGAGTTTCTGTGCGGTTTGATTGTGCGGTAGCCCAATGAGTTTGCCTTCCTCATTGACCCAGATAGTTAGGTCGTTTGCTAAGTCAATAGCCTGAACCCAACCACCTACTGCGGATTGTAAAGCTTGCAACCCTGTATTGTCCAGAGTTTTAATCTCACCTTCTGCGGTGATTACTAGAGCGTTTGTCATTAGTTGAATACCCCCAATACTCCAAGTGTTGCAATAATAACTACGGTTAGTATTGCCCCTCCTATACCTGCCATTTGTGCATCTAGGTTTTCATCTATCCAGTCAAGAATAAACATTAGGCAACCCTTCCCCAGATAATGTCCTGCACCTCTGCGTCAGACATAGTGCGGTGAGTCATTGCTGTGCCTGTGTGTGTTTGCTCGTATACGGTGAACTCTGTAATAGAGTGAGAGCCAGTAAATAACTCTCTAACCTTTTGAACTGTATCAACGTGAAAGTTGTATTGACTTCCACCTGCGGTGATTGAAATTCCATAAGTCTTCATTGTGTGCCTCTTTCGTTTTGTCGTTATGCGGTGAGCCTCTCACCACACGCTTAATCTATCACCTTCCTGCACTATGTCAAGTCATAACCCCCCATATTTGATAACGATTTGGTAACAAAGTTTTAGCCTCTAACATCACAATAACCCCTACACACCTGACCAGACCTGACCACCTATAGCCCCCAGCCAGACTAACCAGCCAAGCACTAGGCACACCAGGCATACCTGGTCAGACTTACACAAGTTGTTTGTATCTCTAGCCAAAACATTTGCTACTCGTCAGTAGCTTCCTCCACCTCCTCTATCACCAGACCCACCACCTACTAACCCACCCACCTCTACTCACAAGCACTTAGCCCAAGCACTAGCCCCAAGCCTTGACAACCTTGACCACCTAGCCCAAGCACCAACACCTAGACAACACAAGACACACTCAACATTGACAAGCACAAGCACATAGACACAAAAAAGTAAGAGCCTCTCAACAAAGCAAGCACATAAACACAAAAAAATAACAAGACAATGACAACCTGCCTACTTTTTATAAAACAAAAACTAAAAAGCACATAACAAAGCACAAGAAAAAACAATCCTGGCAGCAAAACAAAAACCAACAAAACAACGAAAAAAAGCCCGGAACGATTTGGCAAAAGGCTATATATAAGCGGAGCCGTCTCACAGGCCAAAAGAAGAAATCGTTAAGGTTCATAAAATCGCTGCTGCCGTACAATGAAGTGGCTCCGTACGGCTCCTTTAAAAGCCTGTACACTAGGTAAGTGGAAATCCCAACTCTTCCTTTAGATGAAGTCACCTTCATCCAATCCTTACCGCGCCCGCAAGCTGAGTCTCGCATGCGAGCTTTGTGGGAGGTTGGCTGGTCCCTACAATCAATCGGGTCCTCTCTCGTTCCTCAACGCCCTAAGACCACAATCCACTTCTGGGTCAAACGAGCCACCCCTGAGCAACAACATAGGCAGGTCCCCTCACCGCCACCCCGCTCTCTAACAACTAGCGTTCCAACTAAGACTGCCCCTCGAGTCAGGACTATCTCTCCTGGCGTCCCTGAACACCTTAAGAACGAGATTAAACAGTTATCTCTACAGGCACGTCTTTACAGGGCTAAGACTCCTGCAGGGCACCCTGTGGCTCTTGCCAATGACCAACTGACTGTTATGGTTAAAACCCTCTACACAATGGGCGTTCCTGCTCAGGCGTTGGCGGATTCCGCTGGTGTCTCTTACAGAGCTATGATTCGAAGGATTAGTAGATGAATACAACCTTCAAGAATAAAACTGGCTCCTACGCTCCTTCTGAGTTGGCAATTGTTGTTTGGTCTAACCCAAAAGGTAGAGGCAGAGCCCTTGAGACTATGACTACAGAGGATTCAACCCTACCGATTGTTTTTCCTGCTACCTATTTAAAGAAAAACAGGGAGTGGAGTAATGCAACTTTTGTTTCTAGCGTTCAAGAGGTTTTTGACCTTATCTCCCAAAGCACTCGAAGCCACCCTTTAATAGTTCCAATGCCTATTGCTAAATCAGCTTTAGGCTGGGAAAACTTTTATGTACCAACCGAATATGTTGAGGAACAATGAAAAAGCAGTTAGATGTCTTTCCAGCAATCGTAAAACTCATTTCTCCGGGCGCCCTTTCCGAACTAAGCATGACCAGTGTCAAGGGAGATATGCCCCAAGGGACTAGGAAATTGGACCGTTGCAGGGTTGTAGTTTTGAATGAGACAGTTTTGATAGCTGTGGATTCTCCAGAAGGTCCGCAACTTGTGTTTCGGGAAAAGATAGTTGAAATGATTAATGAAAAAGGCTTGGACAGGGTAAAAACCGAATCAGGCAAGATGCTGGCCTTCATAAAGGACACCAATTGCGGTTGTGGCTCTCGGTTGAGGGGTTGGAACCCATTCAACGGTATTGTTGCTTCTACGGAGGACCCAAGTGGAATTATTTGAGTTTACAGTTCTTGCTCTTGCGACCTTCCGAATTACCAGACTAATAACGCGGGACGTTATTACCGAGCCTATTAGGGCTAGAGTCTGGAAAAAGCGTCCTCCAGAGTCATCAAAGCTAGGTTATCTGTTTACCTGCGAGTGGTGTATGTCGATTTGGACAGCATCACTTATCTACGGATGCTTTATGATTACATCAGTAACTGTTATCCTTTTAGTGCCATTCGCACTGTCAGCGGTAGCAGGACTGTTGACTGCGTATGAGGACAAATAGCTCATGCTCCGTAACAAAGTGAAGGGTTAGACAGTGGCGGTATTCAAAAAAGAAGAACCAGCACAAGAACCAGTCGTCTCTGAAATTAAGAAACCACGTTCTAGTCGCCGTACGCGTACCACTCGTTCCCGTCAAGTTGTTGCGCCAAAAACTACTCCGCAATCAACAGGAATTCTTTCAGTCTTTAGTTCACCGAATTCTCCAGCTCCACTTTCATACAACACTCCTCGCTCTATGACTGCAGCAGCAGTCCAAGTCAAAGTAAATGACAAAGGCGAGTTCGAGCAATTTAAAAATCGTCGTTCCGCTTCTTCCTCTGCATGGCAAGCAGAAGCATGGGAATATTACGATGCAATTGGAGAAATCAAATACGCATTTAACTTAGTTGCCTCTGTTGTATCTCGTATTCGTATTTATGCAGCAGCAATTGATGATCCTTCACAAGCTCCAGTTTCTGTAAATGAATCTCGAGTAGTTGAAGAACGTCTTGCATCTGCAGCAGAGCGTGCTCTAGATCGTCTAAACTCTGCATATGGCGGTCAAGCAGGTCTTCTTAAAGATGCAGCTCTCAATCTTTCAGTCGCTGGCGAGTGCTACTTGGTACAAATGCCAGCTCGCACAGGAAGTGGTGTTCCTGAGTCTTGGGACATTCGTTCTGTTGACGAAGTAGTAACAGATGCTCGTGGTGGATTTAATGTTATTGGTCGCCGCGAACAAGGTGCAGGACAAGGTGGCGGTTCTGCTTTTGGAGTAAGCAAACTTAATAAGAATGCATTCGTAGGACGCATCTGGCGTTCACATCCTCGTTATTCCGACGAAGCTGATTCATCACTTCGTGGTTTGCTTGATATGTGTGCTGAACTTCTTCTCCTCAACAGAACATTCCGTGCAACTGCACGTTCTCGTCTCAATGCAGGAGCACTTTATCTTCCAGACGGACTTTCTGTTGCTGCACAAGCAGACCCTAACTATCCATACGATTCTGAAGACGGAATGGGAGCGGGCTTCACAGCTGAAGAAGCAGAAGACGAATTCGAAGAACAACTTATTGATGCGATGACAACTCCGATTCGCGATGAAGAATCTGCGAGCGCTGTTGTTCCTCTCATCATTCGTGGTCCTGCAGAACTTGGCGACAAGATTAAGCAGTTCAAGTTTGAGCGTTCTTTTGACCCATCACTTGCAGAACGTTCTGACCGTGTACTAGAGCGCATTCTTCAGGGACTAGATGTTCCAAAGGACATCGTTACAGGTCTTGCAAATGTTAAGTATTCAAATGCAATGCAAATTGATGAATCACTTTACAAGGCACACATCGAGCCATTGATGCTTTTGATTTCAGATGCTCTAACAGTTGTTTACCTACGTCCATATTTGATGGCTAATGGTTTCACTGAGTCTGAAGTAAATCGAATTGTTGTTTGGTATGACCCATCAGCAGTTTCAACACGCAATGACCGTGCAGCAGATGCTGATTCAGGATTTGACCGTATGGCAATCTCAGGAGACACATGGCGTCGTGCTCATGGTTTCTCAGACCAAGATGCACCTACTCCAACAGAAGTTGCACTTCGACTTCTACAAGAGCGTGGAGCAATTACTCCAGAACTTACAGAAGCAATGCTCAAAGCAGTAGCGCCTGAAGTTATGCAAGCAGTTCAGCAAGTAAGTCAAGAAAATTCCGTTGCACCAATGTCTCCAGAGTTACAAACTCTTCTTGACGGTGCAATTGGTCAAACTCAACCAACCGAAACGACACCAGCGACTGAAACACCCACCGAGGAGGCAGTACCCCCAACTGAGGAGGTTCAGCAATAATGGCTGAAGAAACTTGCCCCCCTGCAACACAAGATGTTGCTCTTAATCTTGATAACCGTAAAAAAGCAATTGATACTGCAATGTACGGTCCACTTAATCCAACAGAACCAAACGATGAGTATTGGCAAGCACTTGCTGACGAATGGCAAGTAGACGCTGAGACAGCAAAGAAACAACGTTGTGGTAACTGTGCTGTCTTTATTCAGACTCCAGAGATGCTGGACTGCATTGCCAGTGGACTCACAGGAGAACAAAATGATAAATACGATTCAATTCAAGAAGCTGGTGACCTCGGATATTGCGAAGCGTTTGATTTTAAGTGCGCTAGTGCTAGGACTTGCCGCGCTTGGGTTTCTGGTGGTCCTGTAACAGCTTCTGCAACAAAAAAGAAAAAAACAATCTCTCAAACACCTGCACCAAAGAAAGACCGTGTCAAAGGTTCTGACAAGAATTCAAAAGGCTCAGCTTCAGGTGGAAAGAAAATCACTTTTACTCCAGCAATTGAATCGTCTCTTCGCAAGAAGGTAGAAGAGCACAATGAGAAAGCTCCAAAAGGTCGCAAGACTTCTGTCTCAACCCTAAAAGCTGTATATCGCCGTGGTGCTGGTGCCTACTCTGTTTCACATCGTCCAGGAATGACTCGCAACCAATGGGCAATGGGTCGTGTAAATGCATTCTTGCGCCTACTTAAGTCTGGCAAGCCAAAGAACTCTGCATACAAAGCAGATAACGATTTACTACCAGCAGCACACCCACGTTCTTCAAAGAAGAACGCTTCTACAATTATCGCTTCAGGTTTAATTCCAGAAGAGCAAGATTTAGCAGATGCGCTTATTGCAATTACTCGAAAGCATGGACCATTTGACCAAGATGGTGACGGAGTGTGGGCTGGTTACACACCTGCTTATGAGAACGAAGTTAAAGACATCGGAGTTAAGTGTTCAAACTGCGTATTTTTCCAAGGCCCAAATAAGTGCCAGATTATCTCCCTTGAGGTTGAAGCAGATGGCAAATGCCGCTTTGCTGTTCTACCAGAGGGTGCAGTGTCAGGTTATGACGTTCCTGTTCGCGATGAAGAAGACCTTGAGCTTTTACTTGCATCCGCTGAAGCAGATGCAGAACTTAATGTTGAGTTGAAGTCCGAGTTAGATTATGAAACTCCAGAACAAGCAATCTTTGCTATGACAGAATTTGCAGGTCTAGGTTATGAAGCAGAGTCTGCATTCCGTGCATCTTGGCTTCGTGCAGTTCGCAACAATGAAAACCCATTTAAGCGAGCAGCTGTTCTTGCAACAATGACATACGACAGCATGGATTCCGACCTTCTGCCGAAAAGGAAGAGCTAGCAATGGCCAAGTATTCAAAGACACCTAAGCAGCAAGCTGCTATTGCTATTGCAAAGAAGAAAGTTAAGACTCTTTCTCTAGAACAACAGAATGAAAGAATCCTAGAAGCAGGTTTTGACATAGTTAAATCTGCAAACACTAAATTCTCTGGTTCAAGACTTATTACTCGTAGAGCCGCTAAGTCTGTTATGACTCGTTGCTTATCTAAGTATGAGAACGAAACTTATTCGCTGCGCCGTATGCGCACTTTAAAAGAGCTTAATGGTTATATCCAACTTGCTCAGTACAACAAGGTTTTTTCCGTCTCTCCTGAAAATACAGACTTACTTCCTATTTCACACCCACGTTCAACTCGCAAGCATGAGCTCAGCGCTGCAGAGGTAATGAAGCACCGTGCTCGTTGGATTATTGATGACCCAAATATTCAAGACGATACTGTTCGTTCAATTCTTTCTTCTGCTTTAACAGCACATCCAGCTTCACCTGAGTATGAATACTCTATTGCTCGCTTGCAATCAATGCCTCAAGGCTCTGTGCCTCAGTATGCACTTCTTGCTGCTCTAGGAGATGGAAACTCTCCTGCAGCCCGTCGTGCTCGTGCTATGCGTCAGCGCCGTGACCGTAAGGGTCGCTTTGCTGAGATGGGTGGCGGTCTACGTGCACTTATTCGTCGTATTAGTGGAGCAGTTCAATCTCTTAGTGGTCGTGCTGTAGCAACTGATGAAGGTAGCGATACCTTCGATATGGAATTACCAAATGGTGATTTAGTTCGCGTCCCTGCAAAGTCTGCTGAAGGTGTTAAGGCAATTCTTAAGTCTGCTCAGGGTCCAGATGGATACAGCAAGACTGCAGCAAAGGTAAAAACTGGTGACCCAGTTATCGAGGAAGCTGATCTTGTAAAGATTGATGCACCTGCTGGATTTAGTAAAGATGAGAGCTGGTCTCCAAGTGACGTTGATAAAGAGTATTACGGAACCAAGATTGACCTTGGAACTAAGTACACAGATGATGCATACGATGTTATTAAAATTTCTACACCTAATGCTGCTGCAAAAGATAAGTTTGAAGCAGCGCAGCAACGCGAGGGTGAAGGACAGAATGTTGTTACTGAAGGAGCAGGAAAGAATGGTTCATTAGACCCAAATCTTCCTGTTTACTTTGTATCTCGCCGTGGTGAAGATGACAGCAAGCCTTTTGCTGTTGCACAGCGTTGGTCTGATGTTCAAGATTACATTTCACAAGACGAACCTAATTTTGAGAAGGGCGAACTTCCAAATCCAGCAAAGATGCTAGATGAGGGAGGAGAAGAACCAACTCCAGATACTCCAGAAGAAACTCCTGCATCAGAAGTTCAGGGTGAATTAATTCCTAAGGTTTCAAAGAAGAACCTTAAGAAGAATATGAAAGAGTATAAGAAGAATCTAAAGGACTACGAAGAAAACGGTGGGCTATTCCCACTTGACCCAAGTAAGGACCACATTCTTCTTCCTGATGGTTCTGTAGTTGACGCTGAAACTGGAGAGTTAGAACGCGATGCGTCTGGACAAGCTCCTACAGAAGAGCCAGCAGTAAAAGCAAAATTAGATGTAGGACCAAAATTAAATCTTCCTGAACAAATAAAAGATAGCGGTAAAAAACCAGCTGAGCCAACTCCTGGTTACTACAACGTAGACCGCGGTGAATACACACCTGAAGGCCCTATTGATGGACAAGAAGCTTCTGACTTTACAGATGACCCAGCAGAGCTTGCACAGAAGTTTGATACTCCAACTCTTGAGAAATCTCTAGAAGATGGTGTTAAGGGAACAGAAAAATCTCCTGCAACTGGTTATGGAACTTTGCCATTTGAAGATGGAGATGAAATTGTTCCAGCAGAAGCAATTTACAACGCTCTTAAAGAGCAGGGTGAAGATGCTGATGCAATTCTTGATGGTATTTATGGAAAGAAAGATGCAACTCCAGAAGTTTCTGATGAAGTTAAAGATGAACTTGGTAAAGACTTACCAGAAGTGCCAGAAATGGAAGGCGGAGACCCAACAGAGCTTCCTACACTTCTTGAAGGTTTGTCTGACGATGAGAAGGATAACTACGCCAAGACTGGTGAGTATAAGCAATATCTTCCAAAGAATGACACCTTTGATGTTCCAGAAGATTACGCAGAGCTTTCTCCAGAAGCATTTGATAAAGACCAATACGTAATTCCTGAAGATGCACCTGAAGGATTTAATTACGACCCTGTTGATATTGCTAATTACTACGACACGGAAGATTTGAAGGGCGAATTGCGTCGTGCTCTTGAGCCAGGAAATGAAATGCCTGGTTATGGAATGCTTGGCACACAAACCGACGATGGTGAAGAGTATTCAGCGTATGTTCCAGGCGAAGCAATTCGTGATGCGCTGCAATTACAAGGTGAAGACACCAATGCTTTGACCAAAGAAATCTATGATGAAGGTTTCGCTGGTCAAGAAGAAGACGCACTGACTCCTGAGCAAATTAATGACGCTCTAGAAGGAGAAGCACCTGATACAGAAGAAATCACACCAGAACCTGCCCAAGAAGCGCCTACCGAAACCACGGAACAAGCTCCGTCGGATGAAAAGGGACCCGAAGCCGTTGACGGAGTTGCAGTTGGAGAACCAACAGGACCAGCAAAGTTAAAGGCTAAAACTACTGAACTTAAAGCAGGAGATGTCACAACAAATGACTTCTTCACAATTGAGTCTGTAGAACCTTCTGAGTTCCCAGGTAAGTCATGGGTTACTGGTTACTATCCAGGTCACGTCTCACAAAAGACTAAGTTGTGGAACAACGATACTGACATTTCTGTCTTTAGAAATGTAGATGCTCCAACAAAGGGTGACTTGCCTGTGCTTTCAAAACCAAAGGCAAAAGAGTATGACCCTGAAGGTAAGGTTTACAAGAACCCTGAAGGAGTTTGGGTTCCTAAAGATGCTGCTGCACAAAAACAATATTTAGCAGATTTTGAAAAATACAACGAAGAACTTGCTCAAGCTAAAGAAATGTGGTCTGCTCCTGAAGGATTAGAAGAGTGGGTTTCTGAATCTGAAGCTCCTGTTTACACACCAAGCAAACCTGTCGGTGTTGTTGGGGTTGGAGCAACTGAAGTAAAACCAGGAGACATTGCCTTCAAGAAAGAAGGAAAGAATGACTTCTACGAGTATTTCATTGTCCAAGATGTAACAACTGATGAAACTGGTAATGCTGTCGTTACAGGTTACTATCCAGGTCACCAGTCTCAAACAAAGACTTGGAAGGGCACCACTCCTATCGAAGTAATTCGTGGTGCATCTGATTTACCAGAACCAGGCAAGAAGCCAGCACTCGAGCGTCCAAAGAAGGATGACCCTGCATACAAAGAGAAGTATGCAGAGTTCAATGCAGCAAAGAAAGAGTCTGCTGCAACATTTACTCCTCCAATTGATGTAGATGCACTTCCACCTAAGCCAAAGAAGGTCTCACGCCCAACACCTCCTGCATTTATGGGAGATAAGCTCAAGGCAATTGCTGCTGAAGCAAATGGTGACCCAGTTAAATTTAAAGAACTTCTTGCTAATGAAGAAGTAGTTCACCTTGACTTTGAGAGCACTGGAGGATTTACATCTCCAAGCCCAATTCAAGTTTCAATGACCAAGGTTAAGAATGGTGAAATCATTGAAGAGAAGACTCTCTTCATGAACCCAGAACAACCACTTGACTCTTTCTATACTGACAAAGACCCTTCAGAAGTTCTTAAAGACTCAGATGGAAACCCAATCTCTGATGAGTTCTTGTCTAAGCAGATGTCGCAAGCAGATGCATTTAAAGAAATCTCTGACTTCCTTGGTGCAGACCCAATTGTTTCTGCACACAACATGCCATTTGATGGAGAAATCCTTCGTCGCAAGATGGCCGAGTATGGACTTGATTACAAACCAGCTGGCGAGATTGACACACTCTCACTTGCTCGCAAGGTTATTAATGGAAGCGCAGGAGACCACAAGCTTGAGGCTGTAGCAAATCGTTATGGACTTGCTGAGCCAAACACTGATTGGCACGATGCTTCTGTTGACGTTGCTGTATTGCCTGGAATTCTTAACAATCTCTTGGATGAGATGGCTGTTACTAAGTCTGGTATCGATGTTCTTGACCTTGAGAAGTCTTCTGCAGATTATGACAAGGCAAAAGCAGAGTACGACGCATACAAGTCTGGAAAGAGCAAAGCAGACTCCGAACTTGTTATGTCAAAGACTTTTGCAGATGGTATGGCTGGAAAAGATGTTCCAGAAACCGATGCTCTTGTCAAGGCTATGCCAAAAGACAAGCCAACTTCAGACGAAGTTTCACCATCTACTTCTGCAAAGCCAACCGAACTTTCAGATGGAGACTTTCAAGTCGAATCAGTCTTGGGCGGAAACGTATCCAACAACTGGGTATCTGACCCAGAGAACACAACAAATGTTGGAGCAATTGCTGTTGAAGAGTGGCAACCAGGCGACTTCATCAAGGCAAAGCACGATGGATTCCACGAAATTATTTCTATTACCCCAATTGAAGGCGACGACAAGCGTGTACTTGTTAAGCGCAGACTTCTTGCAAATGGAAAAGAGTATGAATCTGCTTGGGTTAAGTATCAAGCTTACGAAGTATGGCGTCGCAACGGTGAGCCAGAAGCTGTTCCTGCACCAGAGCCAGAATTAGAACAACCACAACTTGAGATTGATGAAGCTCCTGAAAAGGAAGCAAACGCTGGTAAGTGGAATGACTACACAATTGCAGAAGGAACTGATGGCGTCTTCTACGCAGAAAATATTTCTGCTGCAGATGTTCAAGCTCTAAAGGCTGGAACTCTTACTCCTCCTAAGCTTCCATTCTTTGCACCTCTTGGTGGCGGAAATAATCAAGAGACTGGTGAAGGCTACTTCTTTACTACAGATGGTAAGCGCTTCTGGGGCAAGTATGGTGCTGGTGGTGCTCTTATTCGTCGTAAGAATGCAGATGGAGAGTACGAATACTTCCTTGCAAAGCGTTCTAGTTCTTTGTCACAAGGTGGCGGTAAGTGGGGAATCCCTGGAGGAGCCCATAAAGACCAAACAATTGCTAAGGCTCCTAATGCAACTGCAAAAGAAGAGTTTATGGAAGAAGTTGGCGGAGACATCTCTGCACTCGAGCCAATCTACGTTGACACAAACAAAGTCGGCGCTGAATGGGCATACGAAACTTCTGTCTTTGAAGTAGGACCAGATCAGTACAACGATCTTTCATCAAAGGATGGAGAGAACACTGCAACTGGTTGGTTTACTGGAGATCAGATTAACAAAATGTCTGATGCAGGTATGTTGCATTCAGACTTTGCAGATTCTTTCCCTAATATCGTTAGCAACCTTGAAGATGAAGATGCTAAAACAGATAAGCCAATTCCAGCAGAAGAAGTTTCACCTGAAGATGTCTCTTCAGTGTTCGATACCTCTAAGTGGAAAAAAGTTGCAGGACAGGCTGGTTCTAACCAAGGTGCATTCTATATAGACCCAGATACTGGAAATCAGTATTACGTTAAGAAGCCAAAGTCTGACAAACATGCAGAGAACGAAATATTAGGCGGTGCTCTTTACGAAGAGGCTGGTGTTAGTTTCGGTCGTGCATATAAGGGTGTAGATAAGAACGGAAACACTGTTCTTGTTTCTCCAATTAAGCAAGGTGAGATTTTAGGAACAAGCCCATCATCAGAACTGAAGAAGAAAGTTCAAGAAGACTTCGCAATTGACGCTTGGGTAGGAAATTATGATGTAACAGGTCTTGGCGGCGACAACATACTTGTTGATTCTGATAACAACATAATCAGAGTAGATGCTGGTGGTTCTCTGTTATTCCGTGCTCAAGGTGGAACTGATAAAGAGTTTGGACCAGAAGCTACGCAAATTGATTCAATGCGTAGTTCAAAGGCAATGTCTAATGCTCTTACAGTTGAAATGTTTGGCAGCATGAGTGATGAAGAGATTGCTGAGTCCGTAAAGAAAGTTCAAGCAGTAACTCCAGAAAAGATTGATGAAATAGTAGATGCTGCTATCTCTGACCCAGAAGTTGCTGATTCACTTAAAGAAACTCTTAAAGCCCGTCGTGAGTATTTAATTAATCGATTCTTGGGTGAAAAGCCAGCTGAAGAACCAGTTGAAGAGGATAAGCCAGTTGTTGACAGTAACACTGTTGTTATTGATTCTTCTGGTGATATCGAAGCACAAATTTCTGCTGCTCAGGCTTCTGGAAAGAAGATTGCATTTAAATACAACGGAAAAGAAAGAGTTGTAACTCCAAAGGGAGTGTGGAAGAACCCACAGAATGGCAACATTAACCTTTCAGCAATTGGTGAAGATGGTGTAAAGAAGAATTACACCCTTTCTAAGTTTGAGCAAAGCGGTTCTACTGCTTCAGAAGCACCAGAGGCTGCTCCAACACCTGAGAAGGAACTTCCACAAGCTCCAGAGGCTGCTCAGATTGATCCAGCAGAGAAGCAAAAGGTTCTTGATGAAGTCTCTGCTCTTGCAGAAAAACTTTTTGGTAATAAGGGTAAGACAAAAGACTTACTTGAATCTTTAAAGGGTCAAGATGGTGCTAACACAGATCTGATTGATTCAATTCTTGAAGATATAAACACTCCATCTGCTCCTGCAGATGCAACTCCAGAAGAAAAGATTCAATCTGACCTTTCGCAAGCTCTAACTCCAGATGAAGATGCTGCTCCAGAAGATGAAGTAGCGCCAATTGACCCTGTAGCACTTGCAGAAGAATTGAAGAAGCCTTTAGACCCAGATTTGATTTGGGCAAAGGTAAAAGATGAAAAGGGAATTTCTGTACTTGAAAACGGTGACATTGTTGTTGCTGAGAATGTAACTCCAGCTGGCTCAACTATTTACACAATGGTTAAGCGCAACGCTGATAATACATTCAGTGTCTATCACCGAATCAAAGGTAATGACGGAACTTCTAGAGTTAAAACTCTTGCAGGACGTTGGCACTCATACACTGCTCTTTCAAGCCGTATCGAGAACGAAAAGTGGAAAGCAAAGATAACTCCAAGTAAAGTTATCTCAAAATCTAAGCCAGAAACTCCAGGAACTATTGCACCTTCTGCAATCCCTACAAAGAAGGGTGCTTACGTATCTGCTGATGGCAAGACTCCAATTAAGGTTGGAATGATTGTCAAAGATACCAAGACTGGAAAGATTGGAAAGGTTGTATCTCTTAAGGATGAGCTTGTTACATCTAAGAGCAAATCAAACCCACAGGGTTACACTTATACAGATGTTGCAAAAGTCCAATGGGAAGATGGAAAGAAGAATTGGAAGGTTTCAACCTACCTAGATATTCAAGATACCTCAGGAGTAAAGCCAGATAAACCAGAAGATGATGGACCTACTGGTGGCGGTGGAGGAACACCTACAACCCCTAAGACTCCATCCAGCCCTGCGCCAGTAAACAGCACAGAGCCTAAAGTTGAGTTGCCTAAATACGAAGGCGCGGATTTAGCAGGTGCTACTTCAATTAAAGATGTAGAAGCAAAAGCAGTAGATAAAAATTCTATTGGTCATTTAGCTTCATATGGTGCAAACGATTACAGCGATTACAAGCAGTTCTTGCAAGGTGAACTTATTAAAGACCCTAACTCTAAGAACATGGCTCCTGGCATTTTGGTCCAAAACGCTAACCCAAATGATTCAGACCAAGATTTAACTAGCTATGGAGTTATCTCAAAGCAAGATGCAAAGACTGGTGACATTGAGGTTTCATACTTTGATGGTCCTTTAGCTGGACAGACAAAATCTACAAAGTCAGACAAAATCTGGTCCCGTGAAAAGTTTATTACTCCAGAGCAAGCAAAAGAATTAGACATTGAAATTGACCAAACTCTATTTGATAAGTCAAAGGCTGCTGCAAAAGCTAAGGGTGAGTTATACGCTAAACAACAAGCCGAAAAGCTAAAGAAAGCTCAGCAAGCTGCTGAAGCAAAAGCTTTAAAAGATAAGTTCACAGTTAATGGTCCAGGTTTTGCTATTCAAACTTTAGATGCAGCCCCTGACTACTCTGTATCTCCTCACCCAAGTGTTCCTTCTTTAGTAGATGCTCTTAAAATGGCAAATAATGACAACCCAGCGGAAGCTGCTAACGGTTCAACTACTCTGCTTGACTCGGATTCAATTGAGGATTTAGAAGTTCACGTTGGTATGGTTACTGACAAAGATGGTCAAAAGAAAATTCGTCTGCAATTTACTCTAACAAGCTGGGCTGGAAAGCAAGTAACATCTAAAGCAGACTCAGACCCAAATATTACAAAGACCAAAGCTTTAAGACTTGATAAATGGAAAAAGCAACCAGACGGTTCTGTTGTTTGGCAAGACACTTGGGATACCAGCACTGTTGATTCAAACAAGAACGGTGTGACTTTCGAAGGACCTGCTGGAAAGGGAACTTTCCTTCTTCACCGTGCATCTAAGTCAATAGATGACACCGAGGTCGACTTCTTTAAGTATCACAGTAGTAGTCCATACGCTGTTTCATTTCACAACAAAGCAGAGATTTATCTGCCAGCAGATGCAACTCCTGAAGATGTTGCAGAAGCTTTAAACTCTTTAGGTGGTATTTCACAGGTTCGTCCTGCCCTTGAGTCAGATGTTCGAGGTGTTATTGAAAACAAAATGATTTGGCTTCTTGGTGCAGCAACTGATGGCAAAAAGAACTACGCTGGAGAGCTTCGTCAAAAGACTTTAGACATTATCAAAGAAGAGTATGGATTTACTGCAGATGATGTTGAAATTGTTGCAGACCCTCTAGCTAGAGGACGTATTAATTATTATATGCCAGAGGCTGCTGTAGAAAAGCTTATGGAGAAGACAGGATTCTCTCCACACATTGTTCATAACTGGAAGGGTGGAGACCAAACCAACACTGTTGATTGGTTCTACGATGTTATTACATCTGGAGGAATCTACGCAACTGCTACTCGTTGGATGAATGGGATTAACAAGAGTGGAATGTCCTCCTCTTCTGATATTGATGCCAACGGAGGAAATTACGTTTTTGCCTCTCCATCATCAAAAGGCTCGAGCACTTCTTCAAATCTAGCTTTCTACTTTAACTCTAAGAGTGTGCTTCGTCGTCTTGACTACTACAAGAACAACTCTGATAAGTATGGGCAGCTTCAATCTGACTCGGAAGACATTGTTGAATCTTTAAGCAATAATTACGGCGAGTTGATGTTTAAAAAGAACCTCTCTTGGGCAGACTTGTCCTCCATATCAATGCCAACAGCTATTAGAGAAAAGCTGATTGAAAGATTGATGTCTGAAGGAAAGACTGATTTAGCAGACATTGTTGCTGGTAAAAAGAAAAAGAAAGGGGCTAAGAAATAATGGCTCTTATCTCTGAAGACGTAATTTTTGGCACTCCTGGAGTTATCGAGAAACTATCTGGAGAAGACCAAATCAAATTCCCTATATTCGATGCAGTTCAGTTCGTGTATGAGGGAGACGACGATGAAGCCGATAGCGGCATCCTCGTTCGTGGAGGACGCGGCATGTTTTACCCAGTTGATCCAGAGTTAGTTAAGGAAACCAACGGTACAATTGAGTTTGCTGCGTTCGACGGTACCTATCGAATCAGGAAGTTCACAGAGGAAGACTCTGCGCTTCTAACTGGTTATGGACTGACTCTAACCCCGCAAATGATGGAGGAAATGATGGCAATCGACGAACAAGTCGGTTTAGAACAAGCCGTTGAGGCATTGTCAAACGATGCTGGCGACGTCACAGCTGTTGTCTTCACAGTTACTGGGCTTGGCACTTTCTTCCGCACAGATGGTAAGTGGACTCCTGCCACTCCTGAAATGTCTGAAGAATATGACGGCTCAGAAATTACAGACATTGACTATGACAAATCAGCAGACCTTGTAAGCCGCTGGGATGCTGGTGACAAGATCACTAAAACAGACCTAGCAGATTACGCGGTAGAGGAATAATAATGCAATATCTAGGTAGAAATGATAGCTACGTTCTATTTTCGAACGAAAACTTAGCAGCAGTTATTGACGAGTCTACAAACACTGTTGTTCGAGTAGACAGTAGCTCAGTGTTGCTTGCTTCTGCAGATTGGGACACTTATGCTGAAAAGCCAGTTGCCTCTTCTGTTGAACTTGCAAATGCTGCTGTAACTGACCTAGATATTAAAGTTTTAAGTAATGGCGATAGCAGCAACATGTACACAATTCCTGATGCTGTTATTGCAGAAGCTAAAAGAGGTCTTGCTTGGAGACGAGAAGAAAAACGAGGAGGGACACCAGTCGGGCTTAATACCGCTCGCACGCTTGCTGGCGGCGGCCAAATCGGCATCGCAAAAATCCGCCACATTGCAAAGTACTTCCCAAGACATGAAGTTGACAAAAAGGGCAAGGGTTATAAACCGGGTCAAGCGAATTACCCCAGCAACGGTCGCATTGCTTGGGCTCTTTGGGGTGGAGACGCGGGCAAGAGGTGGGCGTCAGCAATAGTAGAACGCGACAATAAAAAGCGTTCAAACAATTCAGTTGTTGCATCAATTGATGAGTTCATGCCTATTCAAAGAATTGATTACACAGCATTCACTCCGTCAGATTATGAACCAGATTTTTATATTCGTATTCGTTTAGACGGTTCTGGAATTGATCGTTTATATAAAGTAGATATTGAAGGTTATTGCACCGTTTGGGATGACGGCTGCTGGGAAGACTTGGGTCACATCGAACACGACTTCATCACATATGACAAATCGCTTGATGACCCATATGACCAAGTTCAAAAAATCCATACTCCTGTAGACCGTGAGTCTGCAGTAAAAATCTCTGCAATGCTGGATAACAATCCTTTTAATCCAGTATCGGTGCAGATGATTGATTTTGATGAATCAGATTTAATTGAAAGAGCAATCCCTGAAATTGACTGGAATTTCTTAGACCAATTATCTGAAGATGATGTTTACGAAGTAGATGAGTGGGATGATGGTCTTCTTGCTGTAGGTGCTCCAACTACTGAAGCTCCAACAAATCAAGACGGTGACTACACACCAGAAGAGCGTTCAGAGAAGGCTTCTCGACAAGTACGAGACCAGCTTGGTAAATTTGCAAAAGCTGGAAGCACTGTCATTGTTGGAAACGACCCTAAATACACAGGAAAAATTCTTTCTATTAATTCCGATACTCAGGAAGCTAACGTAGAGTTCCCAGGTGGAAGTGTTGTTGCTGTTCCTGCAAATCAGACTCAGTTAGCAGAAGATTATCAACCACTTCCTGTTCAAGGTTTTCCTAGTTTTGAATTAGACACCTCTGGAATTCTTGGAGAGCCTCGAGTTCCTATTGATGAGCCAACAGCAAAACTTCCAGGACGTCTACCACCTCTTACAGTAGACAGTCTTCAAGTCATGCTTACTGACTGGACAAGTTGGGTTGCAGACCAAAGAGTTACTCCTGAATACACAGGGCAACCTGTAAGTGCACCAGCACCAGCTGCTGGAACTTCTCCTGCTGTAGATACACGACTTGACCCAAACACTGTTCTTGGTCAGTACTACACAGGTTCATTTAATCCTGACGGGACCCCTAAACCAGGTTGGAATCCTGCTACAACAGAAAATGTTTATAACAATCCACTACTTCGTAGTTGGTTAGATAAGAAATACAATAAAACTGCTGACCCTGAAACTGCTTATCACAGAGATGGTTGGTACAAACCAAGTAGCCCTTATGGAAATCTTGGACCTAAGGTAGAGGGCAAAAAGTCTGCAAAAGATGTAAAAAAGATTAGCGCAGCGGACTACATGAAGAAGTTTGACCCAGACCTTGAGATGTCAATTATTTCTTCAGCTGAGGGTAAAAAGCCTAACTATGAGATTACCCCTGAAAAAACAGACGTTGCTCCTATGTACATTGCAATTGTCGCTGAGGATGATCCAGCTGCAGTTATGGAGTTAATTGCACTAGTTCCTGCAGGTGTAGACACAACTCAACCAGCAACATTTAAACGTCGTAATCGTAAATGGGAACGCGATGAAAGAATTCTTGCTGACCTAAAAAGTCCAACACCTCCACCAACTATTGTTCTAAGCACAGAACAACTTGCTGATGTTGTTTCTCAAATTGATGGTGGAATTGTTGCTTCTTTAAATGTAAACATTGCAATGGCTTTGAGTCTAAATCCAATCACTGCCGCTGGTGGTGCTGACCAAAACCGCGGTAATGCAGAAAAACTTCGTCGTTATTGGACAGTTGGCAAGGGCGGATTAAAGATTCGTTGGAACTCCCCAGGAGACTGGACTCGTTGCCACCGTTATCTATCTAAGTATCTTGGTCCACGTTCTAAGGGCTACTGCGCACTACGTCATAAAGAGATGACTGGTATGTGGCCAGGAGATAAGCGCAATCCAGGTATGAAGAAGAAGTCTTTAGTTTCCAGTATTGAAGCACTTCGTTCTGAAGAGCAAATTATTGATTCATTTACTTTGACTGCTCGTGCTGAAGCCGCTAAAGCTAAATTTGCAGGTCGCGAAGGCGCTAAGCCAGTTGAGCACGGAGCAAAATTTGTAATACCTCTAGTTATTCCTGAAAATAAGGAATCTGGGGATGGTCGCATCTTTGATAAAGGTGTAATAGTTATGAGAGACCTACCTCTGCCATTACTTTGGCAGATTAAGACAGGTCAAGGTCACGATGGCTCTGTAGTTGTTGGACAGATTACTCATATGGAGCGCATCGGGGATGGAATTGGAAATGCCGTTGGCGTTTTTGATACTGGCGAATACGGAAAAGAAGCTGAAAGGCTTGTTCGCAATGGGTTTATCCGTGGAGTTTCCGCTGACATGGATATGTTTGAAGCTGACGAAGAGGAAGCTTCAGAAGACTCAGGTAAAGTAGAGGCGGGTAGAATAGTAATCAAGAATGCTCGGATTATGGCTGTCACCATTGTGCCAAAACCAGCATTCCAAGAGTGCTATATCCAAATCGTTGATGATGGCAACGAGTTAGAGGAGGATGCTGTGTCAGTTCCAGATGGTATTTATGTAGATGGGGTGAACCCACTAGACGCATCAGCGCTTGTTGCTTGCGGAATGGTCGCGGGTGCAATTCCTGTAGAACCTCCTGCAGAATGGTTTGAAAACCAGAAACTTGATAAAGCGACTCCACTCACCATCACAGATGAAGGTCGCGTATTCGGTCACATTGCCGCTTGGCATGTAGACCACATTGGAATGGCGTTTGGAACTCGTCCTCCACGCAGTCGTTCTAAATATTCATACTTCCACACTGGAATTATTCGTACCGCAGAAGGTAAAGATGTTCCAGTTGGTCAACTAACTTTGGCTGGCGGTCACGCTGGTCTTGAGGCTTCTGCTGAAGAAGCAGTGCGTCATTATGATGACACTGCATCAGCATTCGCAGACGTGCACGCAGGTGAAGATGCTTACGGAATTTGGGTTTCAGGTGCTCTACGCCCTGGCACAACCCCCGAGCAAATCAGAGCCGCTCGTGCATCAGCTCCATCAGGTGACTGGCGACCAATCAAGGGACACCTTGAACTGGTTGCTGTTTGCCAAGTAAACGTTCCAGGCTTCCCAATTGCTCGTGCTCGTGTTGCATCAGGTCAGGTAATGGCTTTGGTTGCAGCAGGTGCAAACGTTCTTGCTCAAATGAAGCATGACCCAATTGCCGAAATCAATTACAAGATTGATGCTCTAGAGAGTATTCATAAAGCTTCTCAAGCTGCAGCTATGGCTGAAAAAATGGCTAGCCTTTCTGCTCGCGTTGCGGGTGCAAAGGCAGAAGCAGATGCTGCATCTGAATACATGCTTCAAATGTTTGACGAAGACCCAGAGTCAGAAATGGCTGTTATTACTCGCCAGCAACGTAAGAAGCTTGCCGAAGAAGGTAAGGCTCTAGACGATGGCTCATTTCCTATCCGTAATTCTGGAGATTTGAGAAACGCAATTCAGGCTTATGGTCGTGCAAAAGCTGGTAAGCGTGGTCTTGTTCGCAAGCATATTATGAAGCGTGCCCGTGCCCTTAATAAAGAGGGTATGATTCCAGACAAGTGGAAATCAGCTGCTATTGATGATTCTGTAATCGCATCAATGAGAGAGCGTGCTCTAGCTGCAGCCGCAGTGCTTGAATCGAAAGAGTCAACTGAATCTAAAAAGGACTAATAGTGACTACAAACACTGACGATGTCGCTTCTCGAATGCGGGAAGTTATCTCCTCTACTCAGGCTGCATTAGCAGCTGGGGGAGTAAAAAGTGCTGTATTTGAAAAATCAGAAGCACTTTTTGCTGAAGACCCAGCATTAGAAGGTTTAACTGAAGAAGAGATTAAAGCTCTAAAACTGGAAAAAACAGCAAGAGATATAGCTGAAAAAGAACGAGGTAAGTACACCCCTAAAACTCAACCTCGGGATGCTGCAGGTAAGTTCCGTCAAGTACTTGCTCGTTTGAAGTCCGACCTTGGAACTGCTGGTCTTGACCGCGTTATTTCCAAGGTAGAAGAGGCTGAAAACCTTGACAATGCTGGAGATTATGGCAATGCTGCTAAAGCAGCAGATGCTCTTATCGGGATTATTGACCGATTGGACGCAAAAGCCCTTAATCCTGAAGCTTTAGAGAACATTCGTACCAGTTCTGCGGAGCTTGGAAAGGTTATTGCAAACCTTCCATTTGCCTTTGGAGCAGAGGCTGAAAAAATTAGATTCTCAGATGTACCTCCAGCCCTACGCAAACTTATGAAGGACATGATCTCTCGGGTTGAAGACAAGATTGGCGATGAGGACGCAGATATTGCAACCGCAGAACTTAAGAAGTTTATGTCTGGTAGTGAACTCTACAACCAGTCAGAGATTTCCTCACAGATGGCGAAGCTTTTAAGACTTTTAACATAAAGGACAGAAACACCTCGTTTTCCGTCCAATCACTTGTTTTAGATGGTTGTACCATTTATAACAGGTGGAGTGCCTCCACGCATTCATTGCGTCTCTCGGAGTCCCTCGGCCTCGACTAAATCAGCGATAGAACTATTTTTGTTCTACACAACTGCCCAAGGAGGGACAGTGGACCGAATCAAAGAAATGATGGATCAACTTGCTGATCTCGATGACTCTTCAGTCGCCGAGCTTCAAAAGTCAATCATCAGCGAATTCGAATCGGTTGAGAAAGAAGAGCCCACTCCTGCGACAGTTGACGCTATGACGTCGCTTGCCGACATGCTTGATTCTGTTAAGTC